CAAGACACAACCACGTAATTTTGTCATCAACAACAACACACATTTGACGTCGGACCAAATTGGTCTGATGCAACTTCTTTTCGATTTGGAGATTTTGAATGAGAAATACATGTTGATGGATGAGAATAGTATTCGCAGGGTGATAAATCCAGAAATTATTTCTGTAGCCTACATTAGGCCGAGACTGTATCTGCCAGATTGTCCTAAGCAAGTTTGGTTGTCAGAACTGGAGAAGGAGGTTCTGAACATGTCAAAGCTTGAGATGGCAGATCTGAAGAAGATTTCATAATGTTTTAAACTTACATATTTATGTAAATTTAACTAATATAAATAAATAAAAATAAATAAAAATTGTTCTGTCGCTTTGCTCCCACCAATTTTTATTATAGGCTTAGCTTTGCCAAGCATCCAATAAAAATTGAAATAATTACCATATGATTTTTACCCAAATATTCCAAACACCAAAAATGACAGACACTCCATCTAGTTTGTGTCGAATCAGCACTGGTGATCATTCACCAGTATCAGCAGTTAATTATTCAGATTCTGGGTTATCGAGTGTTTCTGAGAGAATTAAAAAACCAATCAAGCGAAAGAAACAAAAGAGAAAAACAAAGAAGCACCAAAAATTAAACACAATAATTAAGTCATTTCTTAAATCAACCACAACTCAGCCACTCGAATCTGAGCACACAAAACTTGTTCGAAGAGAAATGCGAGAAACATATCCTATTAAGTTAAAAGAAATTCAAAACAAGTTTAATTCAATTAATAGTGATTTAATTCTTGACCAACAAAAGAAGAAAGAAAAGATTATTGAACTTCTTACAGAATTAGAAGATCAATTTTACACAGCTTTATTTGAGGATCTTGGAGCGTATCATGCCAAAGAATTAGGTTATATTATTTGTCATCGATATGAAATTAAGCACGATCCGAAGAATCCGTTCATTTATATATAAAAAAAAGATTGTATATTCTATATTTTATATTATATAATGTACAATTTACAAGAAATTATAAGAAGATTAGATGATTGGATGAATGAAGATAAAATATTATATAGTTTTAAAATTTGTAATCAACAAATACAAGTATATGATAAAGCAACTAATAAAATATTAGCATATGTAAATAATAAATTAAACTATAAAATGATTGAAGAATATAGTGCCTATAAGGAACGTATGCGTCTGACTGAAGCAGACCATAAAAATAATACTAATGAAAATGAATTTATTTTATTACAATATACAAATTCACTATTAATCAGAATATTATCAACGTGTTAATTAGATTAAAATAAATAAATTTATTTGAATCTAAATCTTGTCCTTTCAATTTAGTACTCCTCTCCGTCAGAGCCGTAATCCACCGCTGTGTTCAACGGGTCGTTCTCCTCGCTGCTCTCCTGTCCTTCGCTGTCTGGAGGCGTAACGTTCTCTGTCTCTGACGCCTCCATCTCGTCTCTTGGGTCGTAAAAGAAATTGAGGTCAAGTGGCGGAATCTCAACTGTGAGTGTCTCGTAGTTAAAGAGAACAAGAGCGACGAGCCAGTTCTCGGGAGTGACCTCCTCGAAAGAAAACGGCTCAACAAAGTCCGGCGGGAAGATTGACTCGAGCATTGTGGATGTGATAAATTTCACTAGAGAGATATGGTATGATAAATTATTTCAATTTTTATTGGATGATTGTAAACAATCATCCAATAAAAATTAGTGGGAGCAAAGCGACAGAACAATTTTTTAAATAACAATATTTATTGATTTATAATCAATTTTAGATAAAGATATATAAGTATTATTTATTGGTTTATCAAAAAAATATTCATTATTTTTAATAATATCACCAATATTTGAAAATTGACAATTATTTATTGAATAAACAAATTCATTTTTACAAAATTTATTCTTATCTGGTTTTCTTAAAGTTATAAAACTCAATCTTAATAAAGGTATATTTAAATTTTGATCAGATGAAATATACATTTTTTTATTTAATAAAAATAATGGAACAATATTATTATTATATAATGGATATAAATATTCATTTGGATGAATTGTTGTATGACACAATTCGTCATCATCTAAAAATAACTTAAAATTAATTATTTTTTCAGAACTATTATAGATTAAAGTAAAAATATCTTTATTTGGTAATTTATATTTTGTATTACTACCATGAATGACTAAAGCTTTTTTATAATTATTATGTTCTAAGAACATTGTATTAGTTAATTCATATTCATCTAAATCATCTAATTTAATATATTCTGTTTCAATAAATAAATATTTAATAATTTTTTTTATTGCTTTTTCACTCATAATAATAATAGTTATTATTATTATAAATAAAATTTTTTCGTTTAAATATTAATAATAAAATATGAATAAATAATTATAATGAAAAATATAAAAAAAATTTCAAAAAAAGTTGTTAATAAAAATAGAATTGTTTTAGTAATTATAAAAATAAACAATTTAGAAGAAATTGAAGATTTAATTGAAACATTTGAAGAAAACATTGATGCTATTTGTATATACGATAATGATGTAAAAGAAAAAGTAGTTCATTCAATTGAAAAATTTTTAAAAACAACTCATATTCCATTTAATATTAAAATTACATCAGCACCATCGTATGGTGAAACACGTACTTTATATCTAGAAGAAACTAAAAAATTTTGTTCTGGTTTAAAATGGGGATTAGACAAAACATATGCTGTTATTCTAAATGAAGATGAACAATTATTTATTGATGGTTTTGATAAAGATAGCTTAACAGAAAGTGGATATAATTTAGTATATTTTGATTATAATATTAAAGGACATCAATTAAAATTATTCAATTTAAATTACAATTGGAAATGTGTTGGTATTATTGAAGATGAATGGATTATTTTAGGTTCTGAATCTCAAGTATTTCCTAAATTAGAAGATACAATTTATATTGAAAATAATGTTGATGATAGTGACGATAATGTTAAATATAAATTAAAATTAAATGCCAATAAAGAAATATTAATAAAAGAATTAGAAAAGAATCCAGATAATGCTAAAAATGTCTTTTTATTAGCTGACTTATATTTTAAATTAGATAATCAAGATGAAGCATTAAAATTATATACTAAAAGAACAACTATGAGTGGTTCAGCGGAAGATTTATATTTTTCTTATGTTAAAATAGCTGAATGCCATGTTGATTTAGTATCTCCAGAAGAGAAAGTTCATGAAGCTTATATGACTTGTATAAATTTATATCCATTTATGTTAGAACCTATTTATAATTTAATGTTTTTCTATTCAGTTACTGAAAATTGGGATAAAGCATTTGAAATTGGTAAGCTAGGATTAAATATTACATCTTATGATGATATCCCTTTTAAAGTAGAATATGATATTTATGATTATAGATATAAAAAAGATATGTTAACTTTATGTTATCATACCAAAAATTATGGTATAGGTGTTAAATTAGGTGCTGAATTATTATTAGAAAAAAAATATGAAGATGATAACGATGATTCTAATTCTCAAATAGATTCCGATGATGAAGATCAAACTCCCGAAGAAATTGAAAGTGATATTAGAATTGATTATAATGATTGTTTAAAAAAATTAATAAATAAAGATTTAAATATTCCTGATAAAATAGAGGATGTTAAGGATATTAAAGTTATATTAATGTCCAAAACATTTGATGACAAATTAATTAAAAAAATTAATGATTTTAAAAGTATTGGATTAGATGTTAAATTATGTATGAAATCTATAGATGTAAGTGAAGAATATAAAAATTTAGTAATTGATATATCAGCGGATGTATTAAAAGAAAATGGATGGAATTCTACTTCTTCTCAATTAATGGATAAGGCTACATATTTTTCATATCTAAATAAATATAAATATGTATGGTTAATAAATGAGACAGTAGAATATGGTGCTGATTTAGATAAATTAAAAAAGTTAATAACAATTGATACAACTGATGATTTAATTGCGTCAGAATTATCAGAAAATAGTTACATGTTAGATAAATTATTAGATTCAAAGATATTAAAGAATATAACAATAAATAAATATGATTGGATTTCTACCCTAAATGGTATTTGTAGAGTTTCATATTTACTATTAACCAAGTTAAATGAATTTAGATTAAAAGAAAAGAAATTATACAATGATATGTATTTATTCCCGACATTATGTAATAAACATAAGGAATTATCAATTTGCTATCTTACTGAATTAGATATGCCGATTTATGTACATAAGAGAAATAATAAAGATCTAACAGAAATTGAAAAGAATATATTACTAACCAAAGATGTATATAATTTATATATAAGTATTATGTGCGAACATAAAAAATCTCAAAATGAATTACCAAGATATTGGGTATTGAATAAAGAAACTAATACAATTGTAGATGAATTTGGAAAAAATATTAGTATTGCTTTTGAAGATAAGATTAAATTATCAAATGCTGATCAAAAAATGATTAAGGCATTAAGAAATAAGAACATAACAGTTGATTTTAAATCTGTTCCTGAAGGTAACTACCACTTCATATATAAACAATTAAACTATTCAAATATGTCAAATGTATTAAGACAATTATTAGAGAAATTGGCTGATTCTACAGAAAGATTAGAATTTTTAAGAGATTTCTTTAAGGGAGAAGATATGGTTATATTAGGAGGTGGTCCTTCTACTGGTCATTTAACTGAATCTGAAATGAATTTTATCTTTGAGAATCATTTAACTATATGTGTGAAGTATGTGTTAGACATATTAAAGAAGAAGAAAAAGAGTCCAACATTTTTTGTATTCAATCAATATGTAACAACAAATACCCTACCACATTACAAGAATTTATCAAAGAATATTACAAGTATTTTTGGATCTGATGGTAATTATAAACATAAAAATAATGGATTAATGTTATTAGAAGTAGATGATGTACATTTTTGTATAAGACATTTTAATAATTTATTAATGAATCATATAGATTGTATAACTTGGAAAAAAAACAAAAATAATCAGAGAACATATATAAATATGCATATTATGTGTGAAATGGCATTACCATTATGTATTCATTTAGGTATTTCAAATATATATACAACTGGATGGGATTTAAAACTAATTAATAATCAACATTATTGTTATGAAAGTAATACCAAGTCATATTTAAATAGTAAGATATCTGAATATAAATATGTTCCAAATATTAGAACTATTTTAAATGACTTAGGTATAACAATTCACAAGATTAAAGAAAGTCCTGTATTATTGGAATTAAAGAATATATTTCCACAATAATTTTAATTTAAAATGAATATAAATAAATTTTATTTTATTTATTTATGTTATCTTATAATCAATTAATTGGTAATAAAAGATAATTGTATATTTAAAGAGATAATTGTAAATATATATATATATATATGAAGATAGCTTGTTTTGTGCCAATTAAATTAAAATCACAAAGATTACCAAATAAAATGTTATTGCCATTAGATAATAAATTATTATGTCAACATATTTTTAATACATTAATTGAAGTAAAAAAAAATATTCATTTAGATATATATTGCTATTGTTCAGATGAATCAATTAAAGATTTATTACCATCAGAGATAAAATATTTAAAAAGAGATTCTAAATTAGATAGTGATGAAACAAAAATTATTGAAATATGTAAATCTTTTTGTGATCAAGTAGAAGCGGATGTATATATGTTATGTCATGCCACAAGTCCATTTATAAAATCTAAATCAATTATAGATGGAATAAATAAAATAATAAATGAAGGATATGATTCATCAATGGCAGTATCTAAAATTCAAACATTTTGTTGGTATGATAATAAGACATTAAATTATGAATTAACGAATGTAGTTAGAACCCAAGATATTAAACCAGTATATTGGGAAACAAGTGCTTTTTATATATTTAAAAGTGATATATTAAAGACACATCATAGAAGAGTTGGATTTAATCCATATTTAGTTATCACTGATAGAATTGAATCAATAGATATTGATGAACAAGAAGATTATGATTTAGCTAAAATTATTAATAATTCCATGTAATTTTTCATCAATAATAATTGGTATATAATTACTTTTACGACATTCATAAATAAGTTTTTCAGTTTCATAGTAATAATTTTTATTAATATTACCTTTATTAATAAAATCATTATTCATATAGATTTATAATAATCTATTATTATTTCTCTTAATTAAATTATTTATATATTCATTATCATAATAATTTTCTTTCTTATCTTCTAATATTATATTAATTAAAAATACTAAATTATTAAATGATATATTTATTTCTCTAAATTTATCTATGTAATTTGGATGTATTTTAAATATACCAGAAATTAAAAAATCTAAATCATAACCCCAATTATTTTTATTAAAATTGTAATATTCTTTGATATAAATATTTATAAATTCAAATATATCCATTAATACTTTTATATTTTCTTGTCTATGATGTAAAACTAGTTCAGTTTGTAAATTCCCTGCTCCTCTACCCATACCAAATAAAGTTGTATCAATATATATATCTTTCTCAAATATTAATTTTGAAGCATATTCATAATTACTAAAAGCATTATTCATATTATTATGTAAATGAATACCTACAGAAGTTTTTGTTAATTTTTTATTAAATAAATTTAAATATCTTTCAAGATCTTTTTGATTTAAAGATCCATATGAGTCAGCAATATATAATAAGAAGAATTGATTTTCATTGACTAAATCTATTAAAATATTTAATTCTTCATCTGTATAATTTGTAACTGCCATAGCATTAATACTAATATTATAACCTAAATCTTGTATTTCTTTGCATGTCTTTAAAGCATTGATCATATCTTTTTTATGAAAAGCAATTCTGATTAAATCTATTTTAATGCCTTTTTTAAAAAGATCCATATTAATGTCAGCATAATCGGCTAATGCACATATTTTAAATCTTGAATTTTCGTATAATTTTAAATATTCTTCATCAATTGTTCTCATGATTCCAGTAGGAACACCTTTATAATTATTACTCTTATTTAAAAAGCCAATTTCAACAATATCAACAGTTGATTTATTCATAATTTCAATATATTTTTCAATAAAATTTGTATCAAATCTCCAATTATTTATATATCCACCATCTCTTAAGGTACAATCTAATACATATGATCTTTTAAATGTTTTATAATATTTATTTAATAAATATTCATAATCCAAATTCGTATTTAATGATACTTCATTGTATTCTTTTGTCTGATAACTTTTAATTTTAAATCCATTTTCCAATACCTTAAGTTGCTCACAATCTTCTTCATTTTGTAAAAATGTATTATCCATTAGATTATATTGTAGAATTGATGATCTATTATATACATAAATACCAGTAAATGTATTATATTTTATATTATTATTTACAGTTCCAGATTTATTAGCTGGAATTAAATTTCGTGAATAATATAATACATCATTATTATTATTTAAAACTACTTTTAAGGAAGAAGTTGATTCTAAATATTCATCAGAATTTTCAGTTTCATGTAATGTTGTATAAAAACATTCTTCTTTAATATTTTCAATATGTTTATCTATACAGAAATCTATATTAACCGGTGATATAAATGGTTCGTCTGCTTGAACATTTACAATAATATTATATTTTGGATCTATTTTATTTAAATTTTTAGATAATCTATCATTTCCATTTTTGTATTCTCCTTCTGTCATAATAATATTACAATCATATTTTTCCAAATTTTTTTTTATATCTTCACTATCTGTAAAAACAAATATATTATTATTAAAATACTTTGATTTAATTACCTGAAGTATAGTCTTTTGAATACATGTATTCTTTCCAAGAGGAAGTAATAATTTTTTATTTAATCTTGTAGAATTATATCTCGCAGGAATACAAAAACAAACATTATTATTTGAATTTTGATTATTTTCTTCTAATACCTTTTCTACAAATTCTCTTACAGCTCCTTCACCACCATTTTTATTACATATATATTTACAAATACTTTTTACTTTTTCAATTGAATCATTTGGACAAGCAGAAAATCCAACTCTTTCCAGAATATCTATATCAGGTAAATCATCACCTATATAAGCAACATCTGAATAAGTTAAATTTAATTCACTTAACCATTCATTTAATATTTCTATTTTTTTTCTATCTTCGCCAATACTATATTTATCAAGTCTATTAAAAATATGAGCCGCATTTTCAATTGTTATAATTTTATCTTGTGTTATAATTCCACATGGAATATTATTTTCTTTTAATAATTTTAATGAAAAAGCATCTTTTCCATTATAACATTTTGAGGAAGTTTCATTTTTATTAAAATAAAACTTACCGTCAGTAAATACGCCGTCAAAATCGAATACAACAAATTTAATCATTAGTAATATATAAATATAAATATAAATCTTTATATAAAACAGAACGTAAATTAAAGATTCTATTTAATAAATAAATTTTTTAATAATATAGGAGATAATAATCCTAATATACACCCAGCTATAACCTGAGTTAGGGTATGACATTTTTTATTCATTCTTGATATAGCCATTAATATAGTATATATTATTCCAAAATTTATACACCATCCTCTATATTCTGGAAAAAGTAAATATATACCTGTAATGAATGATACTGTGCTAGTCATATGTCCTGATGGAAATCCTGGCTTTCCTTCTTGATTACCATTCCTTGATAATAAATCACAATTTGCTGCGCCAATAGGTCTTTTTAAAAAATCATAATTATAATTCTTACTAAATATTTTAATTAAAGAATGTAATTGTAATGGAATATATACAAATATTCCCACATAAAACCATTTTATATCTTTAGAATATATCCAAAAAATAAGAGGAGAACCCAAAATTATTATTAATGATTGACTAATTATTTCGTCAAATAAACTCATATATTAAATTATATTAAATTTAATCCAATAAATAAAAATTGAAAATTTTTTCTATAATGTATTTCATTCTTCCTTGATACAACGCTGCTTGCTGTAGCCATCACTCGGCTCAGGTCAGCTCGACTCAGGTCAGCTCGACTCAGGTCAATCCGCATTTGTGATTTAGCAGAATGCCATCGGGCGAAATCACTCCGTCATCTTGGTCGGCAGGCTGCGTGTTTCACGGGAAGCAGGATGAGGGCGGAGAATTCAACTACAATAAGGTCGTTCGCGAGGCCGTGGAGAGTGCCAACCAACGCGGGATTTACGGGACCGCGGAGATCTCCAAGAAGTGGCTTGCTCCGAAGTATCGTCAGCTTAACGTTCCGTCAACTTTTGTGATTCAGTCAGATTCTATTGAGATGTTTCGTGTTGTTTTTGCGGAGGTACAGAGAGCGCTTCAGCGAATTGACAGGCAGCTCGCCAAGCCCGAGGCAGGAGCATACGGCGGCGCTTCGCGCTTGGGCCTAAGCGCAGATGATATGCCGCCTGTCAGCTCTTACGAGCCGCACCAGATTCTGTCTCTCAGCGCACACGAGCCGCTCCCCATGCCGGGCGATCTCTACCTCACGCCTGCCCGCGCGGCGCCCTACCACTCTGGCGCCCTTGCCGCAGCGGGTGGTGGCGGCGGCGGCGGTGGCGGTGGCGGAAGCGCAAGCGCAAGCGCAAGCGGAAGCAGCGCCTACAGACCGCCCCACATTATTGTTCCCAGGCCCGGGAGCATGGCATACCTCGAGGAATACGACTCTGCGCGCACAGGGCTGCCAGCGCCGCGCCCGCCCCTGCGTTCGGAGCGCGCCGCGCCTGCGCTCCTTGAGGTAAGTAGCTCCTCCGCGTCCGTCATTTCTGACGTGACCCCCGAGGTGCCTGTGCTGACCGCAACGCGCAAGCTTCAGATTGCTGCTGCGAAAGCGTCTTCTGCGCACATTGACGAATGCCTTGCGATTTACTTGGAGGTTATGCGGGACCCGGCATCGGTGGAGTCGGTGATTTCTGAGACCCGGCAGGCGCTTCTTAACAGCGTGACCGCAATGGAGAGGATTTTGCGCCCTCACGTTCTCCTGATGCCCCCGCGGGCGAACCTGCCCAACCCGGAGGAGTCGAAGATCTAGTTGATTCAGATTCAGATTCAGATTGAGATTTAGATTCAGATTTTTAATTTATTAAAAAATTGATATCATAATATTATATAATGATATTAATTTAGACTATAACTAATTGATTAAATGGTAAAATCACATATATATATTTTATCATTAGATAATGAAGCATTGTATGTAGGAATAACAAAAAATTTAGAGAAAAGAATCAAAGAACATCAAACAGGAAAAGGTTCAGAATTTACAAAGTTATTTACCTATGGAAAAATAGAAAAAGTATATGATATTGAATTAGATTCAGATGAATATAATGATGACGCAGTTGAATTTTTAGAAACACAAATAACATTTGGATTAATGAATAGTTTTGGTTATAATAATGTTAGAGGTGGAGAATTTAAAACAAGTCGCAAATATAAAAAAAATCCATGCTTGCTCAAGAAGAATGTAGATAAATGGCCACTTGAAGCAGTTGAAGATCAAATAAATGAAATAATTGATGAATTAAAAAATCATCCAATTATTGATGTTTATTTGAATTATCAATTAGAAAAAATTGAAAAATAAAATAATATTAGTATTTATTTATTATTAAAACACGCTTCAGTTGTCCTCACATAACTTGCGCTTAGCCTTCAATGGCAGTGCGCCTTTGCGCAACTCCGAAATACACTGAAGTTATGTGGAAGGGCGAGCGCGAACCAGTCTGCGCCTATTGTTCAGGCAAAGTAGCAAAACATTTTGGTTATCGTGAGTATCCTGGAGAGATTGGTATTTTTTCGTGCGAGGAGCATTCTCCGTGGGCAAAGCGTGACTGGAACGCTGAGCTTCACAACAGCCGAAGGCTTCCAGTAGCCATTTTGCTAGAAACATTTCCAGAGATTAAGACAGAAAACATTTCGATTCCACGGAGCGACGGTAGCATAACCCCCGGTGGATATATTATCTCTTCGGATGTTGATGGCGATAAGATTGTTCAGAGATCTAATGTTGGCAAATGGACGATTCCTGTTTATTTCGCAAACGATGGAGAGTTGTTCTGCCGCGATGTTTTTCTTGATGACTTTGTCCTTTCTGGTATTCCAGAAGCCAATGTGCGAAAGATTATTGATGCGCTCGAAGCCGGTCTTTTTAAGACCGATTATGATGCGCATATGGCGGCGAGAGCGCAGGCAGCAACTTTGAGCCAAGATGCAAGCTGAAGCGCTACCGCAAGCTGAAGTAGATTTTTTTTTATTAGATTATATTTTTATCAAATATAATCTAATAAAAAATTGAAATATTTACATTATTGTAATTCATACCAAATAGTAAAAAAACTCCCACTTCTTTGCCTAACATGCCCATCACTCTAAAAGCAAGTTTTGCGACAAAGCCGACTGAGTCAGAGCCTGGTCTTCTCGGTGTTCAGATTTCTGGTTCAGGAGCAGTTCAGAAGAGTATTAATGTAGTTTTGCTTATTGATACAAGCGGCTCAATGAGCCGCCCTTTATTTGAAATTAAGAAAGAAGATGATGATACGGTAGAGATTCCAACTCGTATTTCTTCTGTGCTTCGTACTTTAGTTGTCCTGTTGTCGGTGCTTAAAACTGGTGACACCATTACTCTTGTTACTTTTAATACCCATGCTACAATGATTTTTAAGGAGATTGTTATTACAGAAGCCCCTGAGCAGATTCCGATGATGATTGAAGAGATTAACAAGATTGGTGCTTGCGGTGAGACTAATTTAAGTTCTGGCGTCATCCTAGTCGGAGAAGAGTTAAAAACTTCCTCAAAAAAGGCAGATGCAATTGTTGTTCTGACCGACGGAGACCTAACTGTAGGAATCACGCAAGTTACAGGTATTCGTTCTTTGTTTGAGTCTTACCCTATCATGAAGGGCGCACCCATTTATACTCTTGGTTATGGGACTGACCACAAAGCTAATTTCTTAAAAGGACTTTCAGAGCCAACGCATGGTATTTATACATTTATTTCATCCGAGACCATGTTGGCTATTTCAATTGGCGAAATGCTTGCCTCAATGAAAACACTAGTTGCCAACAAGATTTCATTGGTATTTCATCCAAGCATTATTTGTCTTGAGCTTTCCTCTTCCACATTTCCATCCGGCACATTTGAGATTGGTTCTATTATTGAGGGGCAGCCGAAGTGGGCTATCTTTAAGGTTCCGTTTGGGTTTGAGGCCTCTCCCTTTGTGCTAAAATGGACTGAGGCAGAAAAGGTTTCGGAAAAAGTTTTTATTCCAGCGGACGGAGAGTGTTCTGCTGAGGATATTTTGGTTCAGGAGCTACGTAGCAAGAATAGCAAAGTGTTTGCTGAAGTTTCTAACCTTAGCAAGAACCACCAATTTGCGGAGGCTAAACAGATTATTTCTAAAAGTTTAGAGCATTTTGACGCTTTTGAATTTAGGTCAAACCCTCTTGCTATTATGATGAGGGCGCAGTTGGCAGGATCAGTTGATGAAATTGAAAAGGCGATTCTGGGCCATGCTGGCGCCCAAGCAAATGTCGCATATCGCACGGCAGGGTATGCTGGAAACTATAGTAGTCAAGGTGGAGTGACTGCTGATGTTGGTGGGCAAACTCCAGGTCTCTTTTCCAGTCCAGCCTGTGTTGATGCTAGTCAGCAGATGGTTCGCGCATATCATACGCCTGGTGCCCCTCGTGCTATGCGCGATGTGCCAAGCGCAAGCGCAAGCGGTGGCGCTAGCAGTGCAAGCGCAAGCGGTGGTGGTGCAAGTGCCAACGGCGGTGGCAGCGCAAGCGGCGGCGGTGCCAACGGAGGTGGCCCAATGCCCCCAGATGATGTAAAGCCTCCCGCTATGGCGACAGTTCAAGAGGAGTCAGTGCCTCTTGGAGCACCAATCCCGTCATCTCCTTAAGTAAAGGATAAAACTTAAGTAAAGGATTAAGATTTGTGATTAGATTTAGATTATTTTATATTTTATAATTTATCTAAATTTATGTTTAAATATAATATAGCTATTTGTTGCTTACCCGATATTGATACTTTATTATTAGATTATTTATCAGAATCATATGATGTTCGTATGTTATCATATTCAACTGTAAAAAACTATGATTGTTATAATTATATAATAACAAGCAATGATATATTATATTTTTTGTCGGAAATAACAGATGATTTTGTAGTTCTATATGTAAAAGATGATATTAATTTTATATTAAATAAAAATAAGAGAAGAAAAAAGAATATAACTATATATGCCAACAAAATAATTGAGCCATTAAATAAATATGATTTTATATCAAATTTATCTAATATTGAAAAAGATATCTTAGGTATTTGTCGTGAGATAGAATTTAATCATCATTTTAGATACTAAATACATATACACCAATAATCATTAGTAATCCACCCATAATTTTATAATTAGTTGGTTTATTTTTTAATACTAAATAACCAATAACAAATTGTAGTAATAATGTTAATGAATTCTTGTATGGTGTTATTTCACTAACTGGGAAAGATTTATATAATTGAGCTGATAAAAATGTTGTACTAATATAAACAACTGCTAAAAAGGTATATCCCATAATTTGTTCGTTTGTTATATCTTTAAATATATCTAAACTTAATTCTCCTTTATGGCAATAAAACGCACAAATACCCATAGCAATAACGAAATAAAATAAACTATTAAAGAAAAATGAATTCATAATTGAAACATTAGCTAAAGTATTTGAAAATAAAAATGGACTGATTGCTGATAAAAGAATTAAAACACTTAATAATATAATTTTATTGTTCATTTATATATTATATAATAAAAAAATGAAAAATTAATTATTTAAAGAATATTATATAAACTATTATAATGAAATTTCAAGCTGGCGAAGAAGTAATTTTTATATGGAATTTCCAAAAATTTCAAGGAACTATTTTACAATATTTAAAAACAACAATTGATAATATATATTTAGTTCAATTTCCTGCTTATTCTATCGCAGGTTCTTCACAAAATCCAAGAGAAATAGCTGAATATAATTTACAAAAAAATACAGAAATAGAAAATAAAGAAAATAAAGAAGTTAAAAGAATACATATAATAATATAATTATGGGAAGTTGTTTATCAAATACAAATAAAGAAATTAAACCTGTTCAAAATAAACCAAATAATTTTAAATTAAAAAAAGGATTTGTTAAAAATAATTATAGAAAAAAATCAATACCTAAATCACTCAAAAAACAAACATGGGATAAATGGATTGGTCCTTCAATTGGAGCTACTAAATGTTTATGTTGCGAACATGAAGAAATTCGTCAAATTGAATTTCATTGCGGACATATTATATCTGAAGTAGATGGGGGTAGTACAACTGTAGATAATTTACTACCTATATGCGCTCAATGTAATTTAAGTATGGGAAAAATGAATTTATATGATTTTAAGAAAGAATATTTTTCAAATAGTACTGACAAATATTAAATTTAAGAACTCTTAACTTTAGTTTTTAACAGTATTCTTAATATTTTTGTATATGTATATAATATAATGGAACCTCATTTAGCAATAAACGATAAACAAATGTTTTATAAGTATTTAGATAAATCTAAAATATATTTTGAGTATGGGTCAGGTGGTTCTACATATCAAGCGAGTATAAGAAATAATATAATTAAAATATATTCTGTTGAAAGCGATAAAAAATGGTTAAATATTCTGCTACAAAAAATTACATCAAACAATGTTATATATATTTTTAATGAAATGAATGTCAAGCCAGATACTTGGGGATATCCTGGACCAAATAGTACTCAAATCCAACGTATAAATTATAGTGATAATATAAGAAAATTAACATTAGAAGAACAACAAAGTATTGACTTAATATTAATTGATGGGCGTTTTCGGGTAGCATGTTGCTTAAAATGTTTTGACATTATCAATACAGATTGTTTAATTGCTTTTGATGATTTTTTAGATAGACCACAGTATCATATTATTTTAGATTATTACGATATAGTAGAAAAAACTATTGATAATAGAATGGTTATTTTGCGCAAGAAAAAATGTATAGATTCTATACCAGAAGGATTAATAAAAAAATATGAATTAATTGCCAATTAAATTTATTATTTTAACTCATATAAAATTGAAAATATATTTAATATAAATTCCTATATTAAATATTTAAAAGCACAAACATCATGGCCTCTACACAGACCGCGCGTTCTAAGGCAAAGATTTCTCACTTGACGGAGACATATTCTGGTCGGGCTCCTTCTCCAAAAACTGTTTCTTCCTTAGCAAATGATTTTCATCACTCGGATACAGCTTCTGATAAGAAATCAGAATGCACAGTTTTTGTGTGCAGAATGATGGGAAGTTGTTCATGTGCTGAAAATGAGGCACTTCGTTCTTGTCCGCAGATTCAGATTTCTTCTGGAATGTGGATTTATGACCCAAAGATTAAAGAGATTAGAGAGCTGCACAAGCACTGTATTGAGAAAGGCTTTATTTTGCCGCACGAGACAGTTATAGCAAAGCTGAAAGGGATTCGAATTACGTTGGCTCCATTTGACTCTGAGGCACACCCGTGTGAGATTGAAGGATGTGGCTGTGAGATGGTTAGTGAAGAAGATGAGTTTGAGTCAAATGACGGTGACAATGAGCAGACAGATTAGGTTGTTTTATAAAAAAATTGACATGTCGCGTTGCTCCCAGCTATTTTTTGTAGGCTTCCAAAAAATTGACATGTCGCGTTGCTCCCAGCTATTTTTTGTAGGCTTCCAAAAAATTGAAAAAAATATTCTCTAGAGGTTTCACTTCTAAAAAACCCTTGCTCACAATCATGTCCAAACACGAAACTCGCTCTGAAATTGTTATCCGCGCAGGCATCATCCTCCACAAGGTTCTCCCTAACGGGACATCAGTATACCTTATCCTAAAGGGAAACAACACCCACGACTCTATTGGAAAATGGGGTTTTCCAAAGGGTCACATGGAACCTGGGGATGAAGATAATCCTATCAAGACTGCTCTTCGTGAGCTCTGGGAAGAAACCAGAATTGTAATCGCCTACGAGGCAATCAACCCAAAAAATACATTTAAGTGCGACCGCGACACCATCATCTTCTACATTGTGGATTTGAAGGAAAGTCAGGAGCATATCAAAATGCCAGCTGATCTGCGCGTGGTTGATCCGGAAGAAATCGTCCGTATTCAGTGGGCGACACTAGAGGATATTATCCGGATCCCGGAGAAGGACAAGAACTCTCCAATGCGGCAGTGGCTGGCAAAAAATGCTCCTGTGCGGAAGTGGAAGGAATCCGCACAGCCGCAATCACGTCAGTGGAAGATGAACAATACAAGCTGGCGCTAAAAAATTTTATATCAATCAATTTCAAAAGAGTTGATATAAAAGTAAAAACATAAATTATTTATGTATTTACTTTGTGAAGATAGTGCTAAAACTGAAGATCCTTTATTTATGAAACTTCAAAAAACGAATCCAAATCTTAAAGAAAAACAATTATTATTTTTTCCTGAAATTGGTGTTGCTAAATGGTTCTTTGAATCTGGAATTGCTGAAAAGAATCTAATTCATTGGATCACTGATACATTTATTTCTACAACAAAAGATTTTATTGATATTGGAGCTCATGTTGGAACTTATTCTTGGGTATGTGGTAAGAAAGCAAATCATACTTATGCTTTTGAATGTAATCCTAAAGTATTTTGTTATTTAGCGGCAAATATTGCTTTACATGAAATGGAAGATAAAATTTCACCTTTCAGTTATGCTCTTGGAGATAAAGAAGATACGCTTGATTATTATTTTAGATCAAATGATGGAGGAGGAAATGGATGCAAAGTGCTGAGCCAAAAAGACGAAAATTGTAAGAAGATTAAAATTAAGGTAAAAACATTAGATTCATTTAATCTAACAAATATTGGATTTATAAAGATTGATGTAGAAGGATTTGAAAAAGAGGTAATATTAGGATCATTGGACACATTAAAAAATAATAATTATCCAAATATTTTATTTGAAAGTTGGGGAGAATGGAAAGAAAAAGAAGGAGTTCCAGCAAATAAAATCAAAGAAGAATTATTTAAGACACTTCAAAATATTGGATATAATATTATAAATATAAATGGATTTAATGACATGTATCTTGCGGAATATAAGAGATAATTAAAAGAATCCAACAATTGGCCAATATTTATGAATTATTATTCTAGAGATATTATCTAAAGATTTACGAATAAAAATTGTTTTAACAATATTAATTTTATCTTCAATTACACTAACAGATTCTTCAAATATAATTTTAGAAGTATCTGGTAATATAATAGCAATTTTACAAAATAATTTTTTTGCTTCTGATAATTTATTTAGGATAATCTTTATATCAGCATCTATTTTTTCATCTATTATAAGTAAATTAGTTAAGTTATCATCATCTATAAATCGAAGTAATGCTTCTTTTTTATCATCTATATTATTTGCTAAATAAAATTCTCCTTGTAATAACATTTATATTATTATATTATTATTTTATTATTATATAAATATAAAAGTTTATCTATATATTATAATATTAAGATAATGACTTCAAATATGACTACTACAGTAAGGATTGATGAAAGATATAAAATATTAAATAATAAAATTGATTCTATCAATAAAAACTTAATTAATAAATGTGCTCTTCTAGAAAATAAATGTTCTTTATTAGAAAATGAAGTAAAACAAACAAGATCTCATAATGATTATATGAAGAGTGTATTACACGAAGAATCATCTAGAATAAATAATTTTAGTATTCATCATCAAGATTTAATTTATCAGATGAAATTTTTATTAACGGAATTAGAGTTTGAAGTTAATCGTTTAAACAGTGAGGTTCGAACAAAAGATTTAATAATTAATAATTTAAGAAAGCAATTAAGATAAAAATAAAGATAAAAAAAAGAAACAAAAAGAAACAAAAATAAAAAATTTTATTTTTGCTTTTTTAACAGCGTAATTTTTGATTTGGCGGTATTAATTATCAGCAACCCACTTTATGCCACCATGTTCCATGAGAAACTCTGATATCTGACACCTCTTCTTATATCCACCGTTACAAAGATGCGCAGCATCCAGAGGATTCTGACCCCAAAGTGTTCCATCTTCAAAAAAGCCCATCCGCCCCATATTTACATCAGCACCTTGCGCAACTAGCTCCATGGCCACCTCCAAGTGCCCTTCTTTACAGGCCCAGAACAAAGAAGAAGAATTGAGCAAGAGATTTTCTGAATTTACAAAAGCTCCCGCCTCTAGAAGCAAAATAACAGAATCTAAATTTCCAAATTGAGACGCGATGTTCAGAGGAGTATATCCATCTGATGTAACTGCGTTCACTAGTGCCCCATTGTTTAGCAGTTCGCCCACAACTATAGGGCACGCACAGCAGGCAACGTGCAGTGGAGTCTCGTCTTCTAAACACACTGCGACCGCGCTGGCACCATTCTGAAGCAGCCACATTGCCACCTCTGCACGACCATACTGACATGCTATGTAGAGAGGTGTATAGTTGCTAACAGACGGGTTAATAACAGCCCTATTAGCAACGAGTACCTGCACCGCCAGCAACTGACCAGCCTTACACGCGTGATCAAGCGCTGTCATCCCATCCGCGTCTCTTAGCTCCGGACGTGCTCCTCGTGCCAGAAGCCATTTCATACGGTCAATTTTTCCTGCCTGTGCAGCGAACATGAGACGCGTGCGCTTCTTTGGACCATGCTGGAGGTCTTTGACGACAGCTCCCAATCTAACATCATCCCATGTGGCATGGGAGAGTAAAAGGAAGCGATCAGCATCTTCTTTGAAGCCAGCGAGTGCGGCGGCAAAGAGGATAAAGGCAAAAGGGGTGGTCTCCATAGCTGAAAAATTAAAAGCTGTGTATGGATGACCCATATAAGAAATGAGTGAAATTTTATATTTATTAAATTTTCAATTTTTTAGTAAATTATTACTGACACATACCATATTACTAGTATAAAATAAAAAATAAAAAATTTTATTTTTTATTTTATAAATGAGATTTATTTTAAACTTAATTAGTCGCACCATTATTCAAAAGAAGTGTCTCAATCTCATATAGGTGATATTTCTTAGCAATTTTTAAAGGCGTTCTATCTTCCCAATGATCAATATATCCAAGATTTACATTAGCACCATGCGTAAGTATTTCTTTAACTATATTCAAATGACCCTGCCTACAGGCAAAGAAAAGAGGAGATGGATTAACATTTATATGGGCCCCAGCTGATATCAATAACTTAACCATCTCTAAATTACCAATCCAGCTGGCGCAACATATTGGCGTTTTGTTGTCACAATTAACCTCATTCAGAAAGGCACCTCGCGTTGTCAATTCTCTAACAACCTCCATGTGCCCCCGACTGATGGCGATATGAAGAGGAGTTTCACGATATTCATCCCAATCTTTAGTTACTAGATGTGCGTCGTATGCTAGAAGCTCACGAACTACTTCTACGTATCCATTCATACATGCCTTGTATAAGATATCAAAATCATCCACTACAGCACCATTCTCAAAAAGAATACGGACCACGCTAAAATGACCATTCCAACAAGCTTGAGAAAGAGGTGAAATAAGTTCATTAGTATTAATTTTAACGCCACGTTCTATCAGATAACGAACCATATCTAACTGTCCGAACTCGCACGCATAAGTAAAAGCGTCATGTCCAAACAAATCTTTTTGATCTAACTGTGCGCCTCGATCTAGAAGCCATTTCAGACGCGCAATATTCCCTGTCTTTGCTGCGTACATTATATGCGTGCGGCCGATTGAACCAAACTTGGTGTCTTTGATTGCTGCCCACAATTGCTTATCATACCATATTTCGCGGCAGAGTGCGATGAAGGGTTTTACTTCCTTATGAAAGCCTCTTTGTGCTGTAATGATGAGACAAGAGATAAAGATTGATTCCATGGTAAAGGGAAAGTGTGTGTTTGACCAAATTAAATGTACTTTGAGATACTTATTATAATAAATTTTTCAATTTTATTATAATAATATTTTTATTATTATATTATATATGAACACAACATTATTTATTTTATTCGCAATAATCTTTCTTATTTTAGACATTGTATGGATACAAATTTTTTCAACTATGTTCGGTCCAATGATTGCTAAAATTCAAAATACTCCAATGACTGTTAATCTATATGCCGCATTAGCTGCTTATATCGTAATGATTATCTCTTATTATTTTCTTATTTTTTATGATTCAAATCCTCCATCTTACTTTAAGGCAGCAATTTTAGGGTTTGCTATATACGGAACCTATGAATTTACAAATATGACAACATTTAAAAATTGGGATTTAAATGTTCTCGCAATAGATATTTCTTGGGGAGTTTTTGTAAGTGTATTCAGTTTATATCTCGCAAATCAAACTAAATCTTACCTTCAACTTTAACCACTCTAAATTAATTCATCAACTAAACCACTCTTGAGGCATTCATCAGCATACCAATCATTATCCTTTCTTAAGATAGCATCAAGATCCTTCTTCTTTAGTTTAGTATGTTCTAAATATAAATCCTTAATTTTAGTCATCATCTTTTTAAGATTTTCAAATTCTTCTTCAAGTACACTCATTTTGCCCCATGTTCCACTGCGTAGTTCATGAATTAACATACTCGAATGTTTATGCATATATCTTTTCGCACCACATATACTAATTAATGTTCCAGCAGATGCTACATATCCATCAATTACTGTATGAACTGGAACACGACTTGACTTAATACATCCAATTACAGAAAATGCAGCATGAACAGATCCACCATATGTTGTGAGATGTAGTTTGATTGGAGGTGGTTCAATTCCCATTTTAATTGAAACCATTAAAAGCTTATTTTGAAGATTACGAATTTCTTTGTTAAGGACTGTTACAGTTTCCATACTAATGTCATCATTAAAATAAATATTATTATCGATTGTATAACAAGCAGGATTTGATGGACCTCTAAATAATTTACTGATATCTATTTCTCCTTCTCCATCACTTCCATCATTTGTTTCTTCTTCTTTGACCTTTTTAACGGAACGAGTAGGAATTACTGCCCAAGATAATCTACGTTTTGACATTTCTATAATATAATATTTATTGTTTATATTAATAATATAATTTGAAAAAATTGATTTTTTTCCATATTATTATAAGGAATTATTATTAATAAACTTATCATGGATGATATAATTAATTCTCTTCAAGGTTTAGCAATCTCAAAGAAAGAATATAAAGAACTTAATTTAACTGAGATATTTAGGCTAATCAATATTGATTTAGATAATATGAAAAATCAGCTTATTACAGATTTTTCATCAATAACTGTTTATGAATTTTATAAAAATATTAATAGTATTGGTATAAAAGAATTAAAATTGGTGTTAGAGTATGTACAAACTTATGGAAAAGCAGTATTAAAAAATAAATTAAAAAATACAACCTTATATTATGATGAAAAAGATGTTGATACAATAGTTGATTATTATATTAACGAATTAGAAGATAATATAGGATTAAGAGAAGGTTGCTAATTAGTTTATTTATATTTAAGACAATATAAATAAAATAGTTAATACTAAAATTTAGGATGAATACTATAAATAATTTAGACATATCAGGTGAAAATATTATGGTTCGTAAAGATGTGAATCAATATAAATACAATTTTAGTTCATATACAATTACAGGTGAAAAGATCATTGAAATGTATTTGAATCATGAAAAAACATTTAGAACTTATTTTGCGAATAATGATACAATTATATATTCTGATGTAATGAGTATCTATAAGAAGCAAAATATTATATGTTATGGAGATAACTTAATTTATTATTCTATGTTAAAGTATTTGAATCCTGTTCAAATTAAACAGACAATAGAGATTGAAAAATGTGGATATGTATTAAGTATCTGGGGAAGTAATTATTATCATTTTATAACAGAAGAAATACCAAATTTAATTAAACTATCATTATATGACCCTTCCTTACCAATTATAATTAACACAAATAATAAATATATAATGGAATTATTAGACTTACTAAAATTTAAAATAAAGAATCCTATTATAAAAAATGATCCAAGTATCTTGTATAAAATAAAAGAGTGTTATGTAACAAATATATCATTATCCGGAAAACCAAGTTGCCATGAATTATTATTGGCAAAGAATTTGTTAGAAGAAAATCCACTTTTAAAACAAGAATTATCTTCTGAAATAGGTATTATAATTAAAAGAGCAGAACATGAAAGAAAAATAATAAATCATGATGAAATGGTTTTTTATTTAAGAACAAAATATCCATCAATTGAATGGATCGAATTTGATAGTTTAAGTGTTGTAGAAACAATTAAATTATTTAATAGAGCAAAAATAATAATAGGACCACATGGAGCTGGATTAACTAATATGTTATTTGCGAAGAAAGGAATAACAATAATAGAAATAATGCCATATTCAGATCCAAATGAATGTTATCATCATTTAACAAACATGTTAGAATATAAATATAATTGTATTGTGTTAGAAGATAGTGGAAAAATGAATGGAAAACAGATGAAAATAAAGATGGAGTATTTAGATAAAATTCTTAATATTTCTGCTTAAGTTATTTTATAATAAAAAGATATTAATAAATTAATTTCTTTTTGTTTTTCAAAACTTACCTTAGGACTCACCGGCCGCCCCCAATATTCTTGCGTATGTTTAGGGCTGTAAGCGGATGAAATACGATGAAAGTTTCCAAGTTCATATTAGTAATCTAAGAGTTACCTCATTAAGCCCACTCGTCAAAACTTACATTGGGGCGGGGCCATCCGCCCCACCACAAATGCGTATGAATTTCGCAATAAGCAGGTACAAAACGACGAAAGTCTCCGTGTTGAAAAAGCCACCATTTTAAGAGTCGGCTCATTGAGAAAAAATTATACCGAGGATCAATTTCTCTATTTAAATCGGGACAGCCAAAATCATCTATGGTTATCTTAGTACAGCCACAAGCATACATTGTTAAAATCTCAATGTTAGCCAAATGCATCAGGTCATCGTTAGTGATTTTTTTCCTATCTATTAGGTTTGCCCATACTGCTCTTGGAAAACAGGCGCGCCAAGCAGCAAGAGAACCCGTAATTCTCGTTTTTTTGTCTTTCCAGCGAAAGGCTGAGACTGCCTCTCTGCTCTCGTGATTGACCAACCGCAACGCACGAGCATCGTATGTAGTTAAATAGCATAAGATGCCTTGTCCATTAAGGTGCGCGCCATGAAGAGTAGAAAGTAACGTAGTCACAACGCCTGGAGCATCGCGTGGAAGCGCAAAGGCAATAGTAGGATCTGATGAGGACATGTTAAAATATTTTTAGGAGAATTTATATTATTATTTTTTTCAATTTTTATTTTTCTAATTTATTATATGAGTAAGAAATTACTACTTTCATATTATTTTATATATAAACAATTTAAAGATTTAGACGGATCTTATAATTCCTCAAAATTACAAAAAGGTGGAGTAATTGGTGGAAAAGTTAATATTAAATGGACTACATTTCATCATAATGGAGTAATGTTTTCTCCGCCATATGTTCCACATAAAATTCCAATTCAGTATAAAGGGCAAAAAGTTGTCTTATCAGAAGAAGCAGAAGAATATGCTACAATATTTGCTCGTTATATTGATACAGAATATTATAAATTAGAAAAATTTAAAAAGAATTTTTTTAAAGATTGGAAGAAGATATTAGGAAAAGAACATATAATTCAAGATCTAGAAAATTGTGATTTTGGACAAATTTATAAATATATCCTAGAATTAAGAGAAAAAAAGAAAACTCTAAGCAAGACTGAAAAAGAAGAAATTAAAACTATAAAAGAAAAAGATACTGAAAAATATAAAACAGCTTATGTTGATGGAAAAGCTCAACCGGTTGGAAATTATTTAGTTGAACCTCCTTCAATATTTATAGGAAGAGGATGTCATCCTTATATTGGAAAAATAAAGATGAGAGTTTATCCAGAAGATATAACATTAAATTTAAGCAAAGATGCCACAATACCCCCTGTTGAAAAAGGACACAAATGGGGGGCTATAGTTCATGAAAAGAATAGTATTTGGTTGGCTAGTTGGAAGGATGAGATAACAGGAAAGACTAAATATGTATGGTTATCAGATAAATCAGATATAAAAGCACAGGGAGATTTAGATAAATTTGAAACAGCGAGAAGATTAAAAAAGCATATTAAAACAATTAGATTAAAGAATAATGAAAATTTAGAGAGTAAGGATGAAAAAATTCAACAATTATCAACAGCTTTATATTTTATAGATAATTTTGCTCTAAGAGTTGGTAATGAAAAGGGAGATGATGAAGCAGATACAGTTGGTGTAGTATCATTAAGAGTAGAACATATAGATAATTTAGAAGAAAATAAAATTAAATTAGATTTCTTAGGCAAGGATAGCGTAAGATATGTAAGAACTGTAAGTGTTATTCCTCAGGTTTATAATAATTTAATTGAATTAAAAAAGGGAAAAAATAAAGGAGATGACATATTTGATAAGATAAAAACAATTGATTTAAATGAATATTTAAAAATATTTATGGATGGATTAACGGCTAAAGTATTTAGAACATATAATGCGAGTAATTTATTTTCGAGCGAATTAGAGGATATAACAAAAAAATATGCCTCATATACAAAGGATGATAAATTTGATTTATTGATGGATGGATTTAACAAAGCAAATGCTAAAGTTGCGTTATTATGCAATCATCAAAAGAATATATCAAAGAATTTTTCAGAACAGACAGATAAGATAAAGAATCAAATCAAAATGCTAAAAGAGAAAAAAAATGCTGCTAAAGATCCAAAAAAATATAATGAAAAGATAAAAAAGATGAAGATTAAATTAGATTTAAAACAAGAATTAAAGAATTTATCATTGGGAACATCAAAGATAAATTATATTGATCCTAGAATTACTGTATCATTTATGAAGAAACACGATATTCCAATAGATAAGATATTTAATAAATCCCTACAAGAAAAATTTAAATGGGCTTTTGAAGTTGATAAAGATTTTTCATTCTAATTTTGTATCATATTTATCATATCCAAAAATATACTCGTCTGAATCATCTGAATCATTTATATTAATATCTGGTTCAGAATCAGAATCATTATCTATTTCTAAATTAAATTTATGATTTGTACAACAAAAACAGAAACATACTAAATATAAATAATCACACATATAATTAACCATAATATATATATAAATAGATAAAAATTGAAAAAAAAATACATACTCAGGAGCCTTAGATTTTAAACGCCTGAGTTACTTTTTGCGAGACAGTTCTAAATGGCCGCAACAGGGGAAGAAGAGATGTCCTACGCAAGAAGAGCTGAAATGTCAGTAGCAAGGAGAGCAGCTATGTTTGCTTCCTTAGGAGCCCAAGATTGGGGGTCAAATACAGTTGATTCCGAGTTAGCAACAATTTTTTCAGGATTATCAATTGGACAGTCACCACTGAAGACAGATCGGTCGAATCTATCACCATCTCCAAGTCCTCTTAGTACTCCTTGTTACTCAGGAACTAGTTCAATTAACAAAGAAAACAAGATTTTCCAACTTGGATTAGGAAAGTCTGTTCAGAACAAAAGACGAAAGAAACAGACACAAACAAAAGTTTCAAACCTCTCACTATCACTTGAGACGGTTTGCGAGGAGGAAAACGAGGAATGATTTAATGTATTATTTGCTGATATAATTTGATTATGAATTAAAAAATAAATATTTATTTTTTAATTTTATTTTTTGTGATAATAATTTAAATTATTATTAATTGTTTTAACATACATTTGATTTATATTTTTTTCAGAAGCATCAATTTGTTTAATGATAATATTATTATTTGAATAATCTATATAATCATCTAAATCATTTATATAAATTACATTTGTTAAATTATTTAATTTATTTTTGTCTTTTAATATTTCATATAATTCAATAATCTTTTCATGTCTTTCATCTATTGTTATCTTATCTAATTCATTTGATTCAATTGATTCAATTATTCCATTTAATGGCGCATAACCTAAATTTTTTGACACGCTTTTATGTTGTACTCCAGATTCTATTAAATTTGCTGGACTATTTAAAAATATATTATAAGCAAAAGATGTTGATAACATTGTTGAATATGGTTTAATAAATGGATCTGAAAAATAATATATTGATGGAATTTGAATATTCGTTTTCTTATAATTTAATTTTTTTAAAGCCAAATTAATTATGTATGTTATCAACATTAAAAAAAATAATGTTATTGGTTGAGTTATAAAAACTGTCGTTATTTCAGATATACCAAATGAAGTTAACATATTTGTAGATACATTGCTATTATGATGTGCTGCGAATAATAATAAATAATTTAAGCACCATATAAACCATCCAATAGATACACAAAAGATAAGTCCTCCAATTTTAGTATGAAATGGAAAATAGGAATAATAAGCCGGTTTCTTAGTAATTAAAGGATATGGTTTATTTGCTATTTTATAAGCATTATCAATTGATCCTTTTTCTTTAAAAATATCTTTTTTCTTTGAAAAGAAAAAATATGAAAAAATACGATTCATAATTCCATCTTCTGTATCACCTCCGTCAAGATTATTATTGATATTACTATCATTTTGTTTATTATTTTGTTTATTTTTTAATTTATTATTTCTTTTTAAATCATTCTTATATTTGATAATATTTAATTTATCAATATCTAATTCTTCATTTTTAAATAATAATAGTTCATTTTCAAAATCATGTCTTCTTATTAATTCATCATATAGTATAGGATATCTCCATTTAAATTCTTCAATTCCTGCCAAATTAGTCATTCTAATTAATATTGTCATACAAGGAGTATTTAATGCTGCTGTAATAACCGCAAGTAGAATAATATCAATTAAAGTAACTGTTTCTACATTTGCTCCAACAGATTCATCACCATATTTAAAAGCATATAAGAAAGCTGTTAAGAAGAGAGAATTAAATTGAGCAACAAATATAATTAATAATCTAAATAATCTAGGCATTCTCGGATCAAATCTTAAAAAAGCACTTAAATGTGAATGTTGAAATAATAAACGATTCCACCAAATAAATATAAATCTTTTAATCATATTACACCTGGAATTTATATTTTTTTCTATATAATTATTATCTGAATTATTATCACTTTTAATTTCCTTAAAAGAAACAGAATATTCATAACAAATATCAATTAAACAACCAGTTTTCTGTTTTAATTGTTTTATTATTGGTAATTTTATTAATGATTCATAATATTTATTTGCTGATATAATATCTAAATATAATCCAAATCCAAAAGCTAAAAATCCGACAATAGCTAATACTCCAAAAGTAATATAAAATTGTTTGTATTTTTCTAACCCCTCTAATGAATAAACACTTCCAGCATCAGAAAATATATCTTTATTTGATTTATATACAGCCTCAAATCTTGATCCAAAGTCTGTTAAGTGAGAACAATTACATATTAATTCAGAATTAGTAACACTAACAACTGAACATCCTTGATCATCCCAAATTCCAAGTGTATTATTCCAATACATACATTTTGCTTGTAATACAGGTTTAGGACAATTAAATGTTATTAATGTATCATTTAAAGCACATCCGATTGTATAATTTTTATCATAACATGGTATATTATATTTTGAGTTATTTTTTTCTAAATTTACAAAACTTGGACCAGTAGCAGTTATCTTGTAATTTAGATTATCAAAACAATTAATCTTATATGTAGCAATATTAATACGACTATCTGTCGGATCAAGATTTAATTTATATTTAAATTGTAATGGTTCAGTTAAATTATGTATTCCAACCTCTTGTCCAGTTAATTTAGAAACACTTACACTTAAGACGTTAGTATCTAATTTTTGTCCAACTTGAAACGGATTCTCATTCCATGTAATAATACTAACCGCTGAACCAGATATATTTAAATTTGGAATACTAAGTTTTAAATTAGAAGTAGTTATATTTAAAGGTTTTGGAGGGATAACTTGAGCTAAAAAAGAGAAAGTATCTGTTGCTATTTCAAAAGGAACATCTGGATTACCAACAAGTGTTAGAACACCAGCAGTTCTTAATAAATTAGTTATTTGCGCTGCTGGTAAATTGCTAATACTATTAAAGATTGCTGTTGTTTCATTTAATGATAATGATGTTTTATTTCCTATAAATGAATCAATTAATTTTGCTCCAATTTGATCATTCGAAAGTCTAATAAATTGAGATGGACTTATAGATGATGAATAAGTTGGAGATGTAGATAATGTTTGACTAATACTTAAAGATATTGATGCTGAAATTGATTGTATAATTGAAAGAGTATTTAATGGAGAGTTTGAATTTGATTTAGATGATGTATGTGATTCGCTATTATAATTACTAACACTCGCAGAACTAATTGGAGTATTACTTATAATCGAACTATGACTAATATTTGATGAACTAGTTGGAGTATTACTTATAATCGAACTATGACTAATATTTGATGAACTAGTTGGAGTATTACTTATAACAGAACTATGACTAATAATTGGAGAATATGTTATTATTGATGATTGTGTATTAGTAAATTTAGATGAATAAGTTTCTTTTGATGATTTTGAAAAAGATGTTATAGAAGAACTGCTAAATGAAGCTAATGGAGATACACTAACAGATACTGAAGATATAGATGTTTTTGATAATGATTGATAACTTGTTATAGTATTACTTGGATATCCAGATTTACTTAATGAACTTGATCCACTTAATGTTCTTGATTCCCTAGGAGAATTACTCGCAGAAGGAGATGGTGTATTAGATAATAAGTATAAAGTAATTTGAACAATAACGCCAGAAGATACTACACTCCCGTCGGTAGTCATTTGTAATCTAATAGAAGTTGAACTAATAAAAAATGAATTTGGAATCGTAGTTCCAGCATTTGAAAATACTTGAGCACCAGAAGCATCATAAATTTTTAAGAAATCACAACATGCTTCAGTATTAAATGAAGTTATGTTTATTTGAAATACTTGTCTGGCATTTCCTCCTCTGATTGTCATATCGCAATTCATATTATTTGTATATTGAGTGCCGGGTTCATTTGTTCTTAGAATAGTATAACTTTCTGGAAATGGTAATGTAATTGTTTTTCCATTATTATTACACATATTATAATTACTATTCATTACTAGTGTAGAAGTTGGATTAGGACTAATAGTTGATGTTTTACTAGAAATTACAGATGTTGTAGGAGGAAATATTTTATCGTATATGATAAATGATTTCCATTCAGAATGTTGGCTAAATATTCCTGGATAGGTTGCAATTTCAGTTGATTTTGGAATAAGACGACAATGTGCACATTGAAGAGTAAATATCTGTGGTGAATCTAAGACAACATTAGAACATCCATAATTAACACTTATACCCCCACATAATTGATCTAGCCAACATGATATCATACATTGATTTATAGTTATAGGGCCAGTAATAACTTCCACTTGGCTAGTAAAATATACATCTCCATAATCTGTCCAATTACCAGAATAAAATACAGTTGCTGAAGAAGATGCTGTAGCAGTATTAGTTTTTGAATTCCTTAAACTATCAGTAGATTCTATAGAAGCGGATGATGTTTTAGTTTGAGAACTAGAAGAAGAAATTGTATTTGATTTTAGAGAACTATAACTTGCTAAAGGAGAACCAGTACTCGAAATAGATTTAATAATTGAATAAGTATTCATAATTGTATTTGTGCTATAACCAGAAATTCTTGGAGAAGGAGAAAAACTAGAGCTGACTGTATTACTCTTACTTGGTATAACTGAATTAGAAGCACCAATCGCACTTATTATAAGACTATATGTACTCTGACCATAATCACAATTACTATTAGCAGGACCAACAGATAATTCAACACTGCGCACTCCATAAGCATTAAAATAAGAATTTATTGTAGGAACACCACTAAAACTATATACAACTGCTCCATTAACAGTCAGACTAACAATAGATCCAGCACTATTAGAATTTCCAGTTAAAATAAGCCATATTGTAATATCTTGATAACACGAATCAACTGGATTATACCATCTAAGAACAGGAGCAATATTTCCATAAGTTTGTGTATTACATGATAAAGCTCCATTTTGCATAATCATTGTTGAAGAAATAATACCATTAGAGGCTTGATTATAATTCCAAGATACAACAGACCCAACACTTCCAGTGCTTGAAACAGCGTAGTTTGTAAATTGCGTAAAAGTTGCCCCATTATAATAACCGTAGTACCAACCATTTTTTCCTTGAGTTGCTGAAAAATCACTTCCAGAATTGTAAGATCTATAAGCACATGAACTAGTTGGAGAATTAGATTTAATACTAGAAAAGGAAGGTATTGGATTAGAAGTTTGATTAGAAGTAGTAGTAATTGAATTAGTATCTAATACTGGATTACAACAAAATATTTTATTACTTGAGTCATTTTGACCATTTAAGAAATTACATCCATCATTACTTCCTTGAACAAAACAACCAAATCCATTAATAACTTCAGTGCTATTAGCTAAAGAATTACAAATAGTATATAAATTTGAATTAATATAATTACAATCTGGAGTAATTAATGAATTTGGACAAGAATTAGTATAATAACTAATATTGTTTGAACAATTCAATGAAAATACCGGAATTAAAATATTTATTAAAATAAAAAGAAGATTCATAATATAATAATTAATATTAAAATCATATCAATAAATATAATGTTTTATTTATTTATTATATTTTTTAGTTATGAAATAATATAAATTAATAAATTTAAAATTAAATTTTTTTTTATAAAATATTACATAACAATGTCAAATAAACCGGCTGAAATAAATAATCAATATTTACTTCAAGATATTCGTAAGTATGATAGTTTAAGTAATGAGGTAAGTAATATTGGTAATATTCACATTACAAATAATGAATTTTTTATAGGATTAAATGCAGGAAATATAAATAATACAGGTGTAGAAAATATGATGATTGGTGTTAATACTGGAAAAAATAATAGATATGGTATTGAAAATACTTTTTTAGGATTTAATGCTGGTAAATTTAATACAGATGGTAATATAAATACATTTATAGGTTATGCTGCTGGATCATACAATACGACAGGAAATAACAATGTTTATCTTGGACAAAATACTGGAAGAACAAATTTAAATGGATCTCAAAATACATTATTAGGACAAAATGCTGGAGCGTTTAATCAAACAGATAATAATACATTTGTTGGACAAAATGCTGGATTTAATAATACAACTGGAACATTGAACGTATTTCTTGGTCAAAAAACTGGATTCAACAACACTACTGGAAATTTAAACACTTTTATTGGTCAAAATGCTGGTTATAATAATACAACCGGAAATTTAAATACATTTGTAGGTAATAATACAGGTAATCTAAATACAACTGGTGTAAATAATACCTTTTTAGGTGCTAATGCTGGAAGTAATAATGTAAATGGAAATTACAATTTATTTTTAGGAAATAACTCTGGTAATTTAAATACAAGTGGATCAAATAATTTATTTTTTGGCCAGGGAGCTGGCGAAAAAAATGTAATTGGTAATAAAAATATTATAATTGGTAATCAAAATGGAAATAGTATAGTAAGTTCATCAAGGAATATTTTAATTGGTTCAAATGTCGATTCAAGTGTATCTAATGCTATTGTTTTAGGTAATAATGCTTTAGCAACAATTGATAATGGTTTTTTTGTAACACCAAATTTAGCAGGATTATCTTCAAATACTTTTGTAGTTTATAATCCTCAAACTGGTATGATTGGACCAGCACTTTCAACGCCTCCTGGTGCTACAGGTTGGACTGGTTCTACAGGGAGTACAGGATCTACTGGACCAGCAGGAGAATTAAAACCCATGACATTAGTAACATATGAATTTAATTCAAATGTATCAATTAATGCTAATGTTAATACTAATCTAATATTTGATACTATTAATACTTCAAAAAGTAATGGTAATGTATTAATAAATCGTAATGGAAGTGTTTATGGAAGTACATCATTAAATCCATTAAATTTAACTCTTACAATTCAATTATTAATTCCTATTTTTATTGCTTTTAAAATTGATATATGGGCACAAAGAATTAGTGATAGTGCGATTATTGGGAGACAAAGTTATTTACCATCAGCAAATTATCCAACATATTTTCAAATGATGTTTTCTGTTGCCTTACCAGTTGGTGATGGATTTAGTATTTATATATTTCAAAATAATACATTAATTCGACCATTAGTTATGAATACAGGAGCCTTAATCATTACACAATTAGATTATATTATGGGTCCTCAAGGGTTTACTGGTGCTCCTGGAGCTACTGGTATTCCAGGAAATTCAACAAATACAGGAGCCACTGGTTCTACAGGTCCTACGGGTTATACTGGTTATACTGGTTTAACTGGGCCAACTGGAATTAGTGGTAAAGATGGAAGTGGATCTACTGGATCAACCGGACCCCAAGGACCACAAGGAATTCCAGGATCATCTACAAATACTGGTTCTACCGGTTTTACTGGTACTACAGGAGCCACTGGTTCAACAGGCCCAACTGGAAGAACTGGTGCGACTGGACGCACTGGATCAACTGGTCCAACAGGACCACGCGGAGTTCAAGGAACAAATGGTTTTAGTACTAATACCGGAGCAACCGGTCCAACAGGATATGGTGCTCCAGGATCAACTGGTTCTCCTGGCGCTCCAGGTATATCTTCTATATCTGAAAGTTTTGTAGTTGCTGGAGGTAGAGGAATTTATCAAATAGGTTCAAGCTATGATGGTATAAACTGGAGTTATTCGATAGTAGGAACATCAACAAATCATCCAAATGCTATATTAATTCAACCAAATGGAATAGCTTGGAATGGTTCTTTATGGGTTGCTGTAGGAATTCCACTAAATAATGTACATAGAATAGCATATAGTCCAGACGGTATATGGTGGTATGCTGGAACAGGAGCAACATTTAGTAATACTGGTTATGCTGTGGCATGGAATGGGAGTATGTGGTTAGCCGGTGGATCAACAGTAGTTAGTGGAAACTCAGTGAGCACAATAATATATAGCAATGATGGTATAAACTGGTTAAATACAAACAATGGATTAGGGTTATTTGAGGGTTATTGTACTACTATCGCATGGAATGGTAATATGTGGGTAGCAGGAGGAACAAAAAATGGAAGCACTTCTACAACAACAACATTAGTATATAGTTTTGATGGATTAAATTGGACGTCAAATGGAAATAGTACATTTACTGTAATTTGCTCACAAATAGTATGGAATGGGTATATGTGGCTTGCTTCTGGAAATGGTGGAAGTTTTATAGCATACAGTTATGATGGAATAAATTGGGCCAACGGAAATATTGGACTAACAAATGCCAATTATGTAAGATCAATTGGTTGGAATGGATTTATGTGGGTAGCAGCAAGTGATCGCGTTCCAGCTACATTACAAAACCCTAAAACAGGTGGTTTAATATACAGCTTTGATGGTATAAATTGGACTTTAGTTAATCAAACTGGTATATATGATGTAGATACATATGGTTATTCAGTAATATGGAATGGAAAAATTTGGATATGTGCTACATCATTTAACGGAAGTCAAATATTAAACAGTTATGATGGTATAAATTGGTCAGTATTAGGTAATGGTAGTAGTATATTTATTATATCAGCAAATACTGTATCTGCTCGCACAGTTCCTAAATATATAGCATCTTCAAAAGTTACTAATACAACACCTTTAACTGAAAGTTTTGTAATTACTGGTGGAATTGGTAATTATTCATATGATGGTAAAACATGGATAAGCACACCTAGTCCAGCTAATATATTAGGAACAGTTAATTCGGTAGTTTGGAGTGGTTCCGTATGGGTTGCTGGAGGAAATAAATCCATATCAACATTTAGTATCGCATATAGTACAGATGGAATAAATTGGGTTGGATCAACCTCAGCAAATACACTTATGACTGTTTGTCGTCAAATTGCTTGGAGTGGTTGGATGTTTGTTGCTGCTGGAACTAGCACAATAAGTGGTTTAATATACAGTTATGATGGAATTACTTGGACATCTACAAATAGTACAGATTTAGTATTTACAGCTGTAGGATTTAATGGACCCTTTTGGATTGCTGGAAATGGAAGTACATCAAATAATGGTGGAAATATATCATATAGTTATGATGGTATAAATTGGATTAAATCAACACCTGGTAGTGGATTTTTTAGTGGATCTGGAAGTGGTTCATTTGGTGTTGTAAGTTCAATTGTATGGAATGGTAAGATGTGGCTCGTAACTGGAAGTGGCCCTATAGCAACAATTATTTACAGTTATGATGGAATCACATGGAATGTATCTAGAGGTAATAATGGTGCTAATTATTGTTACGGTGTGAATTGGAATGGTTATATGTGGGTAGCAGTATTTGCTCGTAATTGGTTTTCATCCGGACAAGGAAATGTTATTGAATACAGTTATAATGGCTTAACATGGAATTCTTCTATTAATGCCGCTAGTATGTTTCCAAGTGGTTGTTTTGCGATTGGATGGAATGGAATATATTGGATCACTATTGGAAACGTATCTCCGTTAGGAGCATCACCTTATTTACCAACTGTGGTTGGTAATAATTTGGCTTATAGTAGAGATGGAAAAAATTGGAATTTAATCAATGATGTTCGGTCTAATATAGATTCATGTATTGTATCTCGCAGAGTGCTTCCTTATATTGGTTCTGGTGGTGTAACTGGTCCAACTGGTTTAGGTGGATTAGCTTCTAATACAGGAGCAACTGGTCCAACTGGTTCAACTGGTCCAACTGGCTATACTGGCGCTACAGGTGATACTGGCATCACTGGTTCAACTGGACCAACTGGAACAACAGGTAATACTGGTCCAACTGGGCGAACTGGATCAACTGGTATTACAGGTCCAACAGGTCCAACAGGTCCAACAGGTCCGCCTGGTTACACTGGCGATACAGGTATAACTGGATCAACAGGTATTACAGGTCCAACTGGTCCAATAGGTCTAAGTGGTGAAGCGGCAAATACTGGTGCTACTGGTAATACCGGTAGCACAGGAAATACTGGTGATACTGGTGCGCGTGGTCCAACAGGAATCGGTGGATTTGCTGCTAATACAGGTGCTACAGGGCATACTGGTCGCACAGGATCAACTGGTTGCACAGGAAGCACCGGTTTAACAGGATCAAGCGGTTCAACTGGTTCAACTGGTTCAACTGGTCCAACAGGACAACCTGGACTTGCTACAAATACTGGAGCAACAGGATCAACTGGTTCAACTGGTTCATCTGGATCAACTGGTTCAACTGGTCCAACTGGTCGTGCTGGATTAAATGCTGCTATTAATTGGACTGGAGTATATAATAATACAACTACATATAAGGCAAATGATGGAGTAGGATATAATGGTGTTGTGTATGTAATGATTAATTTAACTAATGTTAGTGGTATAAATCCAACAAATATGACATATTGGGGATTAGTTGATGGAGGAACTGGTCCAACTGGTTTTAATGGAAATACTGGATATACAGGTGTAACTGGTCCTAGTGGTACAACTGGTCCAACTGGTTCAACTGGTCCAACTGGTAGAACAGGTCCAACTGGTTTAGCTGGTCCTCCTGGATTAACTGGGGACACAGGTGATACAGGAGCTACTGGTCCATTAGGATTACAAGGTCCATTACCATTAGGAGTATATGATCAAACAACTCCATTAAATTTTACAATAGCTCAAAATCAAATTGTAGTATTTGATACATTTAATATAATATTGAGTAATGGTGTAATTCAAATTGTTCCATATATTGGAGTAAGTTTTCAGAATACTTCAGTATTTCAATTAACAGCTGTTGTTACAGTATATTTAAGTATTACTATCACCACAGCTCAATCAAATAATGGTTATATAGATGTATATATTCAAAAAGGTAATGCTGGTGATATATTTGGAAGACAAAGTTTTGTCCCTTCAAGTACTAATAGTCAATTCTTTGTAAATATGACTACTACAATATCACTAGCACAATTAGATTATTTTGTAGTATATGTTAATAACAATCTTAACAGTGCTATAACCGTAAGTAATAGTAGAATTAATATAAATCAAGTAAGTTTTATTCTTGGTCCAACCGGTTCAACTGGTAGAACAGGATCTACTGGTATAACTGGTGACACAGGAGGAACAGGATCAACTGGTCCAACTGGCCCAACAGGTTATACTGGTGACACAGGTATAACTGGTGATACTGGACAAACAGGGCCAACAGGTTCAACTGGACCAACAGGTTATACTGGTGATACAGGTATAACTGGTGATACTGGACAAACAGGGCCAACAGGTTCAACTGGGCCAACAGGTTATACTGGTGACACAGGTATAACAGGTGATACTGGACAAACAGGATCAACTGGTCCCACAGGTTATACTGGTGATACTGGCATAACCGGTGATACTGGTATAACTGGGGATACTGGTCCAACTGGTAATACTGGTGATACTGGTCCAACAGGTTATACTGGTGATACTGGTATAACTGGTGATACTGGTCCAACTGGTAATACTGGTGATACTGGTCCAATTGGTTATACTGGTGATACTGGTATAACTGGTGATACTGGTCCAATTGGTTATACTGGTGATACTGGTATAACTGGTGATACTGGTCCAACTGGTAATACTGGTGATACTGGTCCAATTGGTTATACTGGTGATACTGGTATAACTGGTGATACTGGTCCAACTGGTAATACTGGTGATACTGGTCCTGCTGGCTTTGGAGCAACTGGATTGACGGGGGATACAGGAGCAACAGGTCCTATTGGTGATACTGGTGTAACTGGTTCTATTGGAGATACTGGAGCAACTGGATCTATCGGGGATACTGGAGCTACAGGTTCCGCAGGTGACACTGGAGCTACAGGTTCCGAAGGGGGCACCGGAGCAACTGGATCTATTGGCGATACTGGAGCTACAGGTTCCGCTGGTGACACTGGAGCTACAGGTTCCGAAGGGAGCACCGGAGCAACTGGATCTATCGGGGATACTGGAGCTACAGGTTCCGCTGGTGACACTGGAGCTACAGGTTCAGAAGGGGGCACCGGAGCAACTGGATCTATCGGGGATACTGGAGCTACAG